ATCAACGGCGACTGCCTGGAAGTGATGCGAAGCTTCCCCGACAGCTCCGTTGATGCCATCGTGACGGACCCACCCTATTTCCGGGTGAAGGGCGAGGCATGGGATCGGCAGTGGGATGACGCCGATGAGTTCATCGCCTGGATCGGCAAGTTGTGCGAGCAGTGGCACCGGATCCTGAAGCCGAACGGCAGCCTGTACGTCTGGGCATCGCCCAAGATGGCCGCGCGCGTTGAGGTTGAGATCGGTCGGCGGTTTGCGGTGCTCAACCGGATCCGCTGGGTGAAGTCCGCAGGCTGGCACCAAAAGACCGAGAAGGAAGCACTGCGTTCCTTTCTCTCACCGTGGGAGGAATGCATTTTCGCGGAGCATTTCGGAGAAGACGGTTACGCAACTCAATCACAATGCCTGGTCAGAGAGGTTTTTCAAATAGGACCACTAAGCGAATCTCTTGGTATTACGCGCTCTCAAATCGCAAGCCTGATTGCTGCTGATTACAAAAACATCGAAAGCGCCAAGGCGCAGGCGTCCAACTGGATCCTTGGCAAGAACATCCCCAACCCCTCAGACTTTGCTCGCCTCAAAACAGTGTTGCCCATTGTTGGCGAGTACGAGGATCTTCGCCAGGAGTTTGAAGATCTGCGCCGCCCGTTTTCGGTGACGCCTGATGTGCCTTGGCATGACGTGTGGGACTTCCCCACCGTCAAGGCGTACCCCGGCAAACACCCATGCGAGAAACCGGTGGCGATGCTCCAGCACATCATCCGCAGCAGCACGCGACCTGGCGCGGTGGTGCTCGATTGCTTCATGGGATCGGGTGCCACTGGTGAAGCGTGCCAGCTTGAAGGGCGCGAGTTTATCGGCATCGAATTGGATGCTCGCTATTTCGCTTCAGCTCAGCAACGTTTGACCAGTACTCAGCCTCAGCTGCAATTAGTCGCAGGTAATTTCCGGGACCCCGAATTAGCTGATTTAGGCGAGGTTGCGTGAATACCGTGCGAACAACCATTTTTGCATTCTCAAGCCTTTGTTTTTGATTCATTTTCTTTGAACCTATGCTGGTTCTTCGCCATCAGAGCCATGCCCCTGACTGGTTCACGCTGCGTCCTAGTGACTCATTTTTCCCAATGATTTCAGGGCTTCCCCGCTCCTCCTGATTCGCGCATACTCACGCCCATTCCTTGCAATCTGCGCGAACGGTGCGCGAATGGCGCGACGATGGATTCCCGACAAGCGTGTCCCTGGCCTCGGCGTGCTGGAGCTGCCCAGTGGCGTGGCCACTTGGTACGTACGCTTTCGCGTACCAGGCGGCCGGCAAATTACGCATCGGATCGGCCGCATTTCGATCATCAACGCCAGCATCGCCCGCGAAATGGCAATGCAGATACTCGCTTCCTCAATAAGAGGCGAATACAAGGCACGCAACTACAAGGCCATCACCATGGCCAGCTTGCTTGAACGCATCAAACGTGAGCATTGGCCGCGGCTGCGCCTCAACACCCAGCGCCAGCAAGAGCTGCTCTGGCGGTTGCATCTGTTGCCGGCCATTGGCCGTACAAAGGTTGCGTCGTTGACATCCGACGACGTTGCCCGCTGGTTTCATCAGGCCAGCGTCAAACCGATCACAGCCAACCGTGCGCTGGAGGTGCTGAGCAAGGCAATGAACCTAGCCGAGCTGTGGAACCTACGCCCGCTGCATTCCAACCCATGCCGGCACATCACCGCCAACCGCGAGCGCAAGCGGCGCCGCTACCTCAGCCGTGATGAGCTGGCCAGGTTGCTAGCGGCACTTGACCAGAGTTCCGCGGTATTCGCGCAGATGATCCGCCTGTTGCTGTTGACCGGGTGCCGTGTGGGCGAGATTCAACGTGCCAGGTGGGATTGGGTCAACCTGGATGCCCGCATTCTGGTGATACCGGCCGCAGAACATAAAACAGGTGGCGATGGCAATGACCGCGTGGTGCATCTGCCTCCTGCCGCGGTTGAAATCCTACGCCAGCTCCGTCAACGCACGAATGGGCGCTGGGTCATCCCAGGCCGCGGCGATGCCCCATTGATGTCCTACAGCAAGCCGTGGGCAAGGCTGCTGGAGCGTGCTGGGATATCAGGGCTGCGCGTACACGATTTGAGGCATTCGCACGCATCCTTTGCACTAGAGGCTGGCCTGACGTTGGCGCAGATTGGCGAACTGTTGGGTCATCGCAGCACTCAGACCACGCAGCGCTACGCGCACCTCAGCCATGAGGCTGCCGCGACCAACGTGGCCAAGGTGGCGGCGTTGCTTAGCCCTTTGAAGCCGTGACAGCCAAGTCCGCGTTATACCTTCCAACCTGCGCGTAGGATCGTTCTGGTTGGCCAGATACAAGCATAAATTTCATTTGACCTATACGTAGCCCAGGCCAGATAGCCAGCGCGTGATGTTGGCGGCTGTTTTTCAGCTCCATCGTGAGCCGCGACCCATTCCACCCCGGGTCACAAAATCCTGCCTCCGCATGATCCCAACCTTCGCGTGCGCGGGATGACTTCAGCACGAACTGAGCGCCAACGTGTTCCGGCAGGTTAAAGATCTCGCGGGTTTCAGCAAGGAACCACTCGCCGGGGTGAATCAGGAATGGATTGTCCTTGGTGTACTCATGAATTCCAACGATTTGTAACTCTGGGCTTTCCTCTTGCTCGATCATGATCCGATCCCCCAGCACCACATCAAGGCTGGCGGGATTGAGGTTGTCCTCGTTGTACGGGGTCACCATCGCCTTCACTTTGCAAAGGCGACGGATCTCGTGGTCAGGAAGGATCACAAAACTAGTTCAAGCCAGCCAGAGCTTACCCTCTTCTGTGCGTCGACGTGCAAGGCCTTTCTCAACCGCACTTCCCGGGTCGCGGTAAAGGTACATGGCGCTAGGCACATCTGGCCAGCGCTTTTCCTTCAGCGCGCGGCTGATGGTGCCGAACCCATCCGCCCCATAAAACCCAGCGCCTAGGTTGTAGGCAAAGGATGTCAACGCCCCGCGCTGGTTGTCGTTCATTTCGCTCCAGTAAGGAATCGAACGAGCAAGACAGGCAAACGTGTACTGGACTTCACCCATCAAATACTGATCCGCTTCGGCCTGGCTGATGTGATCGCCATAGGCGACGGCGCGACCGTTGGGATAGCGAATCGTCCCCCAGCCAATCGTGGGCACACCACAGCCATCGTTGTAAGCCTGCAAATAGCAGCCCTCAAACTCTTTAATAATTTTCATTGCGCAGTCGGGCACCTCGGCCAATTCATGCGCCGGAATTGGGGTTGGCTTTGGCGTCACCGTTGCCGACCAGGTGTGGTACCACTCAGCTGCTCGGTCGAGCAAATGCGGTGCGTGCGCCAGGATTTCTTCTTCCAGCTGCTCAATGGCTGCGTTTTGGTGGGGCAGGCCTTTGTAGAAGGAGAAGAATGAACGAAGGTTCATTGGTTGGTCCATGGTGCTTTGAGTTCAAGGGCACCACCAAGATCCCGGCTTTCGCCGGTTTGCACGGTGGGATCAATTGGGTGTTCGATTAAGACAGGCGGCGGAATGTTGGGAGGCTGCGTTGCCTTCCATTGCGCCTCGGCCGCATCGAGACGAGGTGCCAAGGTCGCGTTGAACTTCCAGTCTTGGATCCATTTGAGCAATTGGCGTTTCCAAGAAGGAGTGCCAAAGCTCAGGTAAAACCCCTGACTGCCGCCTAGTTCTTTGAAGGGAACATCGAGCGGAGACCAGCAAGGAGGAGCTGGATCCAGCTGTTGGACTTAAGAGGTGAAAGCGCGATCAGTTCCGAGCCGGCAGCGACGACGATCGAAGCAATCGCGGTGGTGTGGGCGTCCATAAGATCCATGGGTGGATGGCCTCCAGATTACCTGTGGTTTATTTCCAGTGCACGCACACGGTGTTCAAGGTCTTCCATTTGTGACTTGGTATCGGTACGCAATTCCTCCATTTGCTTCAGCAAGGTCTGAACGTTCGCATCCATGCGAGCGAACGAAACCTGCATATTGACCAGCAACGCCGTGATGGCGCAAAGGCCAAGGGCAAGCGCTTGCGGCAGCGAAGACGATAAGACGCTAGCGAGCGTATGCTGCTTGGGCTCGTCCATCGGCTGGATCGCTACCCTTTCAGTTTAGGCGGCGGCGACGGGTGATTCAGAGGATCGGGTAAGCCGCTGAGGATGGCAACAGCGCGGCGGTAGTACCAGTTCTCGGTAGTTCCCGACGCTTCCATGTGATCACGGATCTTGCGCCAGTTTTCCCGAGTTTCTGGATCCATCAGCGGCCTTGCCCGCGAAGTGGCTTGCGGCCACGACGGCGTGGGCGGCTGTGTGCGCCTTGGCCTTGGCAGGTAGTTTTGGGTGGTCCGGGTTGATGGACCAAGCGGGTCGAGCTGATGCCTTTTTTGGATTTAACGGCCATCAGGCGTAGGGGGAATCACCCAGGATCGCCGGCCACGCAGCTTTGAGAGCGTTTACGTCGGAAGCGGCCGCGATGGCAGGATCAATGGTCACATCACGCAGCGCTTGCTTCTGGGCAACGATGGGTTTGGTATCGGCGCCGCTTTCTTGAGCACGCTGAAATGCAATGTCGAGCGCCGCAAGCTTGGGTGCGCGGGCTTCGCGCATTTTGTTCTTGTGAATCTCGCGGGCTTTATCGAGGTTGATGGTGATCATTGTTTGGCCTCCTTGGCGGCGAAGTAGGCATCAGCGCCGATGCCGTGGCCGTCAGGGGTTGTGAAATCAGCTTCCCAGGCACCGAAGAAGGTGTGATCTTCAGGGATGCTTGCTGCGTCCACGATCAGGTACGGAACGCCAGCGGGCACGTCTTTTTGGGCAACGTCCGCAATGGGAAGTTCGCCAGTTGGCATCACCAGTGCGATGTTGCCGTTGTCTTGGGGGTAGATGATTGCTTGGGTCATGATGGGTTAGCGGAAAATTGCAAGAGTCACGTATATTCTGTCTGAGTTGCTAGCGGTATTTGATTGAGCTGTGTAAAACCTACATGAACCTGTTGCCGGAGCGGAACCTTCATAAAGAGTAAAGATTCCTTCGCCCCTACCTGAATCACCTGTTACCGTTGAGGCTTGACCAACAATAGAATAATTTGCATCCACCATCGCCGTCGTGAAGTTCACCGTATAATCACCAGTACCATTCTTCGTCACGCTGCTGACGTTACCGTTGCCACGCATAGTGCTGGGTGATGCTGTAGTGCCGTTGAAGTTCACCCAAGCGCGGCAGCCGTAGGCGGTGGCCGATGAGCCGTAACCGGAATTGAATTGAAAGTTACCGCTTGAGTCGATGCCTGCGCGGTTGACGGCTGCAACAGCGTCATAAAAGTAAAAGTTGTTATTGCCCGCCGCTAATGTATCAACACCGATTTCATATTTAGCAGTGCCGCTGTTTTGAAAGCGGACATTGCTTTTATAGCTACCTGATGCAGTGCTGTTAAGAACAAGCTGCGGCTGACTGCTTGTTGCAACGCTGATGTTGCCAGTGAATGCAGCGCCCGACAGCGCCGCATAACTTGAAAGCGATGAAGTGGTCGCATAGCCCGAGATGCTTGCGCCCGCTGGGATCGTGACGGTGCCAGTGAAAGTTGGGCTTGCTAGCGGCGCATAGCTAGAAAGCGACGACGTTGTGGCATAACCCGAAATGCTTGCACCAGCGGGGATCGTGACGGTGCCCGTAAAGGTCGGGCTGGCCAGGGTGGCCAGACCAAGGTTGGCGGTGCCCAGCGTGCCAAGAACGATCCAGCTTGCGTTGCTACTATCCCGTTGCTTGAGTAGCGCGTTGGTCGTGTCCGCCCACAGCATGTAGGCGTAGGTCGTGGTCGGTGCCGTCGCGCCCGACTGCAACGTCCCCAACGCTTGCAGGTTGGTGTTCACGTCCGCGCGGAATGCCGCGCCGGATTCGTTGGGGATGCTTAGCGATGCCTGGGACACGTGTTAGACCGCCCTGCCGTAGCCGATTGCAGTGTAGGCGAATTGCCGGCTGATGGCACTGCCACTGCTGTTCTCGAATGTTACCTGGAATCCTGTGGTCGTCACGCTGGTGATCGTGAAGTAATCACCGGTCGCCATATTGCCCGATGTGATGCCCACGCTCGGTGCCTGATAAAAGGCATTGGCAAAGGTCACCGTATAGGTGCCGGCGCTGCTGGTCAGCGTTGCCGATTGCTCCACCCGTTGCTGCATCTCGACCAAGACGCCCAACTGGCGGATGATGATGTTCTGCGCCGTGTCGTTGCTGGTGGCGTTGAGCTGGAATTGAAGGCCGCGACCACGCACCGTGGCGTTGCTGAAATCAGCCCAGGCACTCCAAGTTGGTGAGCCGCTCGGGTTATCCGTGGTGGTGCGCACCTGCACCGAAGCGTTCACCTGATCGATGTTGGTGTCATCAATTGTGGACCAGTCATCAATGAGACCGAGCTTGGAATCCCAAAGCGAATCCGGCAAATAGGCGAAGGTTTGCAGGCGCCGCTGGATATTCACGTCATAGGTGGCGCCAAGGTCCAGGGTCGAGGCGAACTGATACGACCCCGAGCTGGCAACGGCGCCACTTGATCTGGTCAGTACCAGGCCAACCTCGGTGCTGTCGTAGACCATGTTGGTCTTGGTGCCCTGGAATGGCGGGCTGGTGGCATCTTCCGCATCCAGCTGCACCTGATAACGCGGCTGCGGCGTTGGCAGATGCGTGACCGCCATGGCCGAGTTGGTGCTACGAAAGCCCGAGCTGGTCTCAAACCTGACCAGGTAGGTGCCTTCCAGCAATGGCACTTGCTTTTGCGTCTGGCTGCCGGATGCCGAGGGCACGATGTCGGTTGCCTGATCCCATTGCGGGGCGACCGTATCCATCGAATGACGGATCAGCACCGAACCACCCACGCGGACGTTGAGATCAGGCGCCAGGTTCCAGCTCAGGATGGCGCTGGTCTGATCAATGGGCACCAACATCAGGCCGGTCACATCCTGCGGCGTTTCATTGCGGCCGTAGGCGGTGTAATTCAGCGTCGCCACCTGAGATGCCATCAAGGCGGAGTTAAGGCTCGACACCTGGATTTGATAAGTATCGGGCGAGGTGTCGAGGATTTCGTAGCTGGGCGATGTGACCGTCACCGTTGTCCAGTTACCGGTCGAGCGACGCCATTGCAACCTGTATTGATTGACGCCTGGCACTGCCTGCCAGCTGACAACCAGTTTGCTCAGCACACGGTCGTTTAATTCATAAAGCACCTCAGTCGCGATGACGTTGGTTGGTGCGTTTGGAACGGCGGTCAAATTAGTGACAGACCGCGTTTGAAGGGCGATGCCATCTTCAATGTAGTTATATTTCGAGCTGTTATAAGAGAGCGCTGTGATCGCATAGCGGGCGCCGTCTTGTTCCTGGACGGTCAGCACGCGCCATGTGGTTGTTTGCAAGGCGCTGGTTTGCAAAACCCAAACGCTGTTTGCATTAGGTGCGCTTGCAAATGCTGGCGACACTGTAATGACGTTGCCGCTGATGCCCGTGACGTTTGACGTTGCAACAGTGCCATCACTCAGGATCACTGACAGCGTCGGGCTATTGGTTGCCGTTAGCCCGGTGGCATTGTCAACGGTGACGGTCGTGGTCGTTGCGCTGGAAATGCGCCCGCCTTGCCTTGCGCCTGCACGCACAGGATCACTAATTTGGATAATCTGGCCAGGACGGACAATGACGCCGGCGTCAATTGATGCAACGAAACTGACGGTTTCGGTTTCATATTGACCGGCATAAATCAGCCATTTGCCCAGGCGGTGTGCCTGGCCGCGCGATGTGCAAGCAAATGCGGTGACGGCTGTTTTAATGACGCCATATTTTGCAATGCTGGCCGCGTCTTCGACAACCTCGTAGGCCTGGTTGCGCAAATTTAGATCGAGATAAGCAACCTGCGCCACGTTCGGGCGCGTTTTTAAACTGGAGCCGGAATAGCTGAAACCTGGCTCTTCCACATTGGCCAAGGTGAAAAGATAGCTTGGATCCGCCGGCTTATCCTGGCTGACCGTCAGCGCACCCGTACTCCAAAATGGCATCGCACGGAAAACCGACGCCATGTCGTTGATAAGTTTGAACGCATCGGTTTCTTGCTGAATGTTGACATTGCAAGAAAAGCGCGGCTCATAACCACCAAAGCCATCCGCGACTAACGTGCTGGCGTATTGCGAGCAAGAATAAAACGCCCATTTGTCGAGCTGGGTTGTGTCGACGTGATTACCAAATCCGTAGCGGGTGCTGGTCAGCAAGTCCCAAAGGCACCAGGCGGGGTCCGATGTCCATTGCGCCGCGCCAAAGGTGCCATCCCAAACGCCCGAATAAATCAGCCGTCCGTTGGTTTGGTCAACTGTTGCGTTGGATGGGATTTTGACTTTAATTCCGCGCACCCAATAGGAACGGCTAGGAATGCTGCTGAATTGCTCTGCATCAACGCGCAAAGCAATAAGGGCGCTGTTGGGGTAGCCGAGTTTTTTGTAATTTATTTCCGTGTAACTGGTCCAAGCAAAGGCATCGGTTAAAAGCGACGTGGTGCTATCGCCGGTGACTCGCGTAACCTTGATGTCAACAGGAAATGTTCCATTTAATCCGAAAACATAAGAACGCTGATATTGCTGCGACGTGTGGCCGCTGATGGTGTCATCAATAATGGTTGTAAAACCGCCGCCGTTGTATTGCACGGCGATTTGCAATTCGACGCTGGCGCCATTGACATTGCCTTGGCTGTCAATGTTTTGAAGCTGAGGCAGGGTAACCGTTACGCGCGCTGCATTGGTAGTTGTGTCGGTAATGGTGCGAACGACAGGAATGCTGTGCAAAACCGTGACGACAACGGGCACTTCGTTGGAAATGGCATCAAAGCCAGGGATATAGCTTTGGCTTTGCGTACCGTTGCGAGTAAAAAGCGTGACGTTTTGGAAATTGTAGGAGCCGTCGGTATTGGTCAGCGGAAAATTTAGGGTGCCGTCTGGGTTTTGCAGCGGGGTGTTGTCGAAATAGATCGACTTCATCCCATCTTTTAAGCCGTAAATCTCCCCTTCACCAATCAGGTCAACAATGTTGGCGTAGCTTGTAGAAAACAAGCTATTGGGAGCGGTTGTCGGTGTTGACGACGAACCGCCGCCACCTTTGCCGCCACCTCCGCCGCCGCCACCACCCGTGCCACGTATTAGGGTCATGAGGCCACCTGATCCACGTCAACGCCAGCGCTGATCACGATGGAACCCGTGATCACTTCGCCGTAAATAATTGGCACGGGCAAACCTTGACGGCTGGTGTTTTGGATGCCACTGAAATAGTAATTTCGGCTTGGATCGTTATTGGGTGCTGGCGTCTTAGGACTTAGGAGTTGCGATACGCCGCCGAGTACCAAGGCGGCGCCGACTCCAAACGCAAGCGTGCCAACTCCAATGGTCCCTGCTCCAAAAAGCCCAATAGCTGCACCACCAAATCCGCCGGTTGCGATAGTCAACGCAATCAATGCAACACCGGCAAGAATTTCCCCGACCTTTCCGGCGCCGGACATTACCGGCACGATTTTGATTGCTTGCCTCCCGGCCGGGTGATGCAACTCATCAAGGGTCAAGGCGTCATCGCCAAGACTTACCCGGTAATGCTGCTCAAGCATGTGGCTTTCGAGCTGCGGGAAATTAGCCAGCAAAAAGCGGATCGCCTCTGCTGCATTGGCCACCTCAGCGCGAAACACGCGGCGCTTGAGGAATTTGGCCAGTTTTCCGTAGATCCTGATCTCGCGCATCAGATCACCTAGCCTTTTGCCATGGTAAGTCGGCCGACCCAGCCGGCGCACTTACGAATCCAGCCACCATAGAGATCCCTGCTGCTGAGCCGATTGGGTCCCAGGTGATGCAGCAGCATTTGATCGCCAAGGTAGACGCCGACGTGATTCAACCCTGTGCCTGACACGCACATCAGCACCGCGTCGCCGGCTTGCATGTCGCGCTCGTCAATTTGCTCAAAGCCAGCTTTGCGCCAGCAATCAGCAAACATGGGTTTGGCTTCAAACTCGGCATAGGTCAGCGGCCGTTCCCAATCGGGTAGCACGATGCCCTGCTCGCCGTAGTAATCGCGCACCAGGCTCCAGCAGTCCTGCACGCCCCACACCCACTCGCGGCCAATCAATGGCGCCTTGTAGCCCTCGGGCTTGCATTCGCCCCACGCTTCGGTTTTGGGGTTGACAATGTACCAGGGCAGCCCGGACTTCTCGCAGGCCACACGATCGGCCTGGCTGGGTGCGGGCGGCGTTGTCGGGTGACTGTGAACAATGGCCAAGATTTCGCCAGCGTCTTCGGCTTTGGCAAAGTCCTCAGGGTCGAGCGTGAAGAAATCGCCAGGCTCGCTGCTGAGGTTGCGGCATGGCCAGTAGCGTTCGCGGCCTTTGACCACGACCACCAAGCCGCAAGCCTCGCGGAGATCTTCGGCTTTGGCGTGCTCCAGCGCAGCGGCGCGTGTGATGTCGTTCATGCGAAGTAGGTTCCGATACCCGGGAATGACCCAAATGGAAGTTGCGCCGAAGAGCCAAATCGTGCCTGACAACTGGTCAAACGCTTGCCGCACACGTCATTGGCAGCCGTGGTGGCCACGTCGTTCGCATCAAAATAAGCCGATCCGGTGTAGGAGCATTCCGCCGAGCGATACACCCACTGGCAAATGTTGGAAATGCAAACGCGCTTCGGCGATTTGACGCCGGCGAGATCAAAACTAGCCGCAAGCTCGAACTCGACCATGTCGCGGGTTTCGGCAGACTTGCGGTCGATGTAGTAGACCTCACGCGGAAACTCAGCCGTCGGATCCGGTGTACCGTAAGGGTTTGTGTTACCGGAAAAGTTCACGGCATCCAAATAACGCGCCATGGTGCGAATGCGCGTGACCTTGGCACCTTCCAAGCCTTCGGGCAGGCTCAGAATGATTGCCGTGATCGTACCCAGAATGTTGGCCACCTGGATTTTGGGTCGCGGCAACTGGCTATTGCCGTTGTATTCAAAGCCTGAAGCTTGAATCGGAAACGCCATGTAGGAATTGCCATTCCAAACAATGTCCCCGTTGGCGTTCATGTTTGTGCCCGCATGGAAGCGATACAAATCGCCCACACCTTGAATGGCTGAATTAAGCTGCAACTCAAACAGTTCGATGATCGCGCTAGGCGTTACAGATTGAAGCTCGGAAACGGGAACCGTCATGCCTCGAACACCTGCCTAAATTTGGCGCGGATGTTGTTGAAGCCGTAAGCCTCCATTGAAAGACTCCATTGCTCGCAAACATATTTGCCGGCTGTCCCCCGCGGTGGCGTCCAGTAAAACGATGTGGCGCCAGCTTGAACTTCAAAAAATGCAAGGATTGAATCGCGTTCCGCATCGGTGCGATTGTTGAACTGCAGATCCCATTCCTTGGCGTCGGTATAAAGCCCGAACTTGATGCGCTGCTCATATCCATCAGCCGACGCAAATTTATGAACCCGCGGCTGGCTTAGCTCGCTGGCGGTAAAGCTTGCTGTGTAAGTGAAAGTGTCGCTCATGCTGCCAGCAAGCCTCCAGGTCTGCGCTGGTTGATAAGTTCATTCTGCACCGCTGCGGCAATGACCCGACCAAGCTGAGCGCTTTGGCCGCCGTTACCGGAGACGGTGGTGCCTTTGGCATCAACAGCCACGTTGATGACCGATCCGCTACCGCCGCCGTTTTTCATGGCCACCGGAATGCGACGACCATCCGGCAGGGGCACATAAGCCTCAGGCGTCGAACCTTCGCCAAAGATGGCCATTTGCGGGCTGTTGGCGACACCGCCGCCGGCATAGGTGCGCAATGGCATGGAACCCGCTGCGGTCATGATGCCGCCGTTGGCAAAGCTGAAAGCACTGCCGCCGCCATAGCCAAGCAGGTTGCCACCACTGCCGCCACCAAAAAGACCGCCAAACGCTTTAGCGATTGGTCCGACAATTGCTTGCTCGATCGCAATGCGCGCCAGTTCCTTAACGGCGTAATCAGCAAACGCTCTGAAATTTACCTTGCCAGTCTCAACAAAATTGATAAGGCCATCTTCGAGCTGGGTGAGCGTGCCCTTAACGGCGCCGCCGATGCTGTCAGCAAGCGTGCCAATGCCATTTAAATATTCTTGGGCGCCTTTGGCGGCGCCATAACTCACGTTGTTGCCAAGGGCTTGCATCTCGGCAAAGCTTGCTTTCAATGCTTGATATTGCTGATCAAGGTCCCGAATCGTTTGAGGATTGAAAAGTCCAGGTTTTGACTGGATTTCCTCCATCTTTCGCTCAAGCGCATCTAGCTGTTGGGTTTGCTGTTGGACCAGGCTGCCCTGAGTGGCGCCAAGAACGGCATATCGATTGCGATTGGCAATATCTTCCAGCGCATTGCGTTGCGCTAATTGCCGGTCGTGCTCTGCTTTGGCTGTTTGGAAAGCAATGTCCGCAACGTTTTTTTCATAATTAATTTCAAGCTTTTTAAGCTCTAAGGTCGCTTTAAGGTTTTCTTTGCGGTCTTTTTCTGCGCGATTGGTTTGATTGGTGGCATCGGCGTTGTCTTTCAAAGCCGCTTGCAAATCGCTTTCTACTTTATTGCGATCTTCCGCATATTGAAGCTGCACGGCTTGCAGTTTGGTCGAAAGTTCAGCATTAACGTTTCCAGCGTCGCGGTATTGGGTTTCCAGCAAAGCTAAAGCGTTGAGCTTTTCTTGAACCGCTTCCCTTTTAATTTGAGTTTCTAGGGTTGAATTTTCCTTGGCCAGCGCATTGGCCTCATTGATGCCCGCCGTATCCAGCTTGCCCAGGTTCGCGCCACGGCCACCGCCGCCGCCGCCTGGTAAATCGGGATTGTATGTTTCCGTTTTTTCGTCGTTGGTTTTTGTGTTTGTTTTAGTTGGGGCGCCTTGGGTAAATGCACGAAAATAAACCGAAGCTGCGTAACCGGCGGGTATTGTGTTTAAGACATTTTGCGCCGCTTGCCCCATGCCTGCACGTATGTTTGCGGGGATCTTGTTCCACAAACTTTGAATCGTCTCTAATACTTGTCCAAAGTATTTTTTAGCCTGAATTGCAATTTGAGCAAATGCGCCGCCAAACATTTCTTGGAGCCCATAGGCGACTTGTTGCCCCTGGTATTTCGTGTCATTCATGGCCTTTTTGACAATACCAAATGCAAGTTGTGCGGTATCGCCAATTTCTTTCATTGCGTTTTTGAAATCGCCTGAAACAACGGCTGCGACATTGGTCGCCCAATTGTGAAAATCTTGATTGTTGTTGTAAAGCGCAACGCCGAGCAAGCCCAAAGCTGTGGCGGCGCCAGCAATCCAACCAACAATCGGAACGGATGCGATGGCAACGCCCACGCCTTCGATCCCGCCCGCCAGCAAAGGCATCACGCCCCCGGCCAATGCCGTCTGGTAGGCAAGCAGCTCCATGCCACCGGCAGCTGCTCCAAAGAGGCCAACTGCGCCGCTAAAAATTCCGGTGATCGGTCCCCACGCGATGGCGACCAGTGCCCCGCCAATTGCAAGATCTTTTACTGGACCGGGCAGCTTATTAAAGGCTTCGACGCCAGAAGTCACGGCGGTGGTGATTTTTTCAAGCGCCGGCAGCAAAGCTTCGGCCAAATCCATGCCCAGGATTTGCACTTGACCACTGAGCGCCGCCAATTTCTTTTTGTATTCGTCCGCCTTTTCTGCAAAGGCCGAGGTCATCTTGGTTTGAAGCTTGCTGATCGCATCGCCGCCCATGTCAAGCATGGGGATCATTTCAGCGCCAGCTCTGCCAAACAACCCAAGCGCAATGGCAGTCTTCGCTGCACCATCCGGCATTTCGTGGAACCGGTTGGCAATGTCCAGCATTACCGCATTGCTATCGCGCAGTTTGCCGGACGAGTCCTTCACACTGATGCCAAGGGCGTCAAACCATTTAGAAGATTTGCCATTGGCGAAAGCATCCACCATGGACTTGTCGAGTTTGACGATCGACTTGCCGACCGTTTCAAGGTCGGTATTGGTCAGCGCTGCGGCCTTCTTAAATTTGGCAAGCTGCTCGACGCTCACGCCGGTTTTTTCCGACATGTGCAGCATTTCTTGGCCGGCGTCCAACGCGCCCTTGGCCATGCCTACAAGCCCGGCCACGCTCAGCAGCGGTGTCAACGCAGACAAGGCACCCGACAAGCCGCCAGACGCGCCTGCCATGGTTTTTAGGGCGCCTGTGACGTTCTTGGCGGTGGTCTCAACACCCGTCAGGGAACGGTTGAAATCAATGATGGAGTTGGCGCCTTCGACCTTCGCTCGCAGCGTCAGGGCGGCGTCCATGTTCATGGCCATGCCTTAGCCCTCCTGGTTGTTGAGTAGGGGCAAAGCCGCAGCTTCCATGACCTGCAAGTCCTCTAAGAGCGAACGCTGGTCCTCCACTTCGTACAGTTTAAGCAGCCATGCCACCGCTGTGTAATCGAGGCCAATGACGCCACTCATGGCCGTGCGCCATTGCGTTTGCACGCGAAGAAACATTTCAACGATTGGCCAATTGTCAGGCCACACCTCAAAATCTTCAGGCACCGGTTCCGTCGGCAGTTCAATGTTGAACGCGGCCGCGTCCGATTCCAGATCCTTTTCGTCCTTTGCGCCGCGAGCCCAATGCTCAACGGCGTCGATCAGTTTTTTCTCTTTGCCCCAGTGACCGATTGAAAGTAAGCCGTCACCACAGCTGCTGCGACCTGTGGAACATTCATCAGCTGCGTTTTGGCCGATTCCGAAAACGGAACCTCCTTGCCAGCGTCGTCGTTGATGCCCGACCAGCCCACCAGGATTTCAGAGCAAGCATCCTGATCGGTCACATCGCCAGAACGGCCGCCCTCAAGGATCGCGGTGTTGCGTTCCTGGGGCAGCCGTTTGAATTCGGCGTCGAACGTCTGCTTGTCAAACCGGCCGCCGTCGATGGGAATCTCGACGGTGACCGGCCACTTGTAAGTGTCGGACTGCTTCAGAACGAAAGCCATGCAGCGCCTTTATCAGGTGAAGGAGAACGAGAACTCGTCGTTGCCGGCAGTCGTCGGGGTGGCCATGTAGGGCACCTGCAACATTTGAACGCCGTTCATGTCCACGTAAGTGGGCGCCGAGAGGTCCGTCTGGGGGGAGTTGAACGTAAAAATACTACCGGCAGTCGTGCCATGTTGAAAGCTCATGGCGCCGGTGGGCGTGTTGATCGCGGCGGAGAAGAAGTCCTTGGTGCCGATGTTGACAGCTTCTATCGAGAAAGTGCCAGAGGGCTTGCGGTCCACAAGCATGGCTTCCTTGGTGCCACCCACGAGTTCCCGGTACTGGATGTCATTGGCCAGCTTGAGGTCGATCGATTCAAGCGCACCCGAATAAGAGAAGACCGAGAAGTTGGAGGTGTTGCCGTTTTTGAAGATTAAAGGAGCGGCTTGGTTGTAGGAAGCAGAAGGCAGCGCCACATCGCTCGGGCTGTTGTAAAGCCCGATCATGTCAAATGTAAAATAAGGAATTTCACCCACTTTGCAAACCATGTCCACGGTCCCGCGGCAGCCGGTCAGCTTGTGGAACACGCCATCCACGTAGTAGTAGATGGTCGCAGAGCTGAAGCTGGTGGAAACCGGCGAGTACGCCACAGAGGTGGCAGCCGTGATGGTTTCAGAAAGGCCGCAAGCTTTCAAAACGGCGCCGAACTTGGGCGCGGTGCCAGCGGTGCCAGAACCCTGAATCTCAACGTCAAACTTGACCTGCACGCGAGTTTGCGCCAACAGCACTTCGTAGTTGCCAAGGTATGGCCTTACGAGGTCGCGGCTTTTGACATCAGCCAACAGCGGGGTGATCTCCAACGTCCGCACCAAGAGGGCATCGGTCGAAGTTGGCACCGCATCGGTGCCGTAGGTTGTCTCAGCCTTGGTCAGGATGAGGCGCTTCCGAGTTCTGAGTGCCATTGGCTGTTACCGGAGGTTGGTAATCGTTGGGGAACATGGGATCGAGCGTGCGCTCGACCAGCGTGCGCTTCCCTGTCTTGGGATCCAAGAGGTAGGAGCCGCCTTGTCCTGCGTATTCGTCTTCCATCGTAGCTAGTTCACACTGGCGAGATTTGAGAGAGAAGTGCGATAACGGACGACGTAATCACACATGACGACGCCGGCCGGTTGGTCGGCTTCTATCAGTTGATAGTTTACCGAGGTTGGCTGGATATCCATTGCGTAGCCGCCGAGCGTGATGTCGGCCATTACCTGTGAATGGAGCGACTGGATGGTGGCATCGGCCAACTGATCAGGTGCGGTGCCTCGAACAATCACGGCAATGCGCACGGTCAAACTCCAGTCCAGCGTTGGAAGGCTTGTATTTTCTTGCGCTGTGTCGCTGATGGGTTCCACCACAATCGCGGGACTTTCCCCACGCGCCATGGCTTCCACACGGCTGCGATAAATTCGCGTGCCAACGCCGGACGTACCGGCAAGTGCCGTGACGATGTTGCTGAGAATGGATTCGCGGCGGGTCGTCATGCGGTTGCTCCAACGGCATCGATGGTGAGTGGGCTCATGTTGACCCAAGCGGAGCCGGTGTAACCCTCAAAGCAGCCGCGATCGGTGTTGTATCGAATCATGCCCTGCACCGCTGTTGGGCGCTGGGCAGTGGTGCCCACGGGCACCTGGATCGTGCCGGTGCTGTTAAAGGTCGTGTTGCCCGAAGCGTCAGTGGTGACGCGGATGGTGTTGTTGGTGGAAATAGTAAAAGGCTTGTTATCCCGAACCGTCAAAAATGCACTGCTAGAACCGATGCCAAGGACAATCCCTGTGCTGTCAAGGGCGTTGGAAGGAAGGGCAATCGAAAGGCATGTCTGCGTCCCAGAGGTTGCCTGCAGCCCGAGCATGTACCCAACGCTTGACCCATAGGTTTGCGTCGGGTTGTTTCCAACCAGCAAGGAACCGCTGCTTGTTCCAAACGTGGCGGCGCCTGTAAATGATGCGGCTGCACCATTGAGCGTACCGGTCAGCGTCGGCGAAGCCGAAAGCACCACGCTGCCCGTGCCAGTGCTGCTGGTGACGCCTGTGCCACCGTTAGCAACCGCAAGCGTGCCGGCCAAGGTGATTGCGCCTGTCGTGGCTGACGATGGCGTCAGGCCAGTCGTGCCGCCTGAAAAGCTTGAAACGGCCGCACCACCCAATTGCACCACCGAAGCGGTGCCGCTGTTCATGCAGCCGTAGAGCTTGCCGTCGTAAGTGTTGAATGCCAGCTCGCCCACGGACATTTGCCCCGTGGTCGGAACTTTGCCTGGGGTGCTGGAGCGCTTGAGAAGAACGGTGTTTGCCATTTGGCGGTCCTGAGATGGCTATGTAGCCGGACGTAACGAAGGCTCAGAACGAGCCGCCGTCGATGGTTGCGGAATCGTTCAGCAAGGTGCCCGAGGTTGGCAGTGTCACGCTGGTGGTGCCCGAAGCGGTAAAGGTGACGTTGTAAGCGCCGCTGAATGCAACGCTGCCACCCATGGTCAGGGTGCTAGATCCGTTGTTGACGCCGGTGCCACCGTAGGTGGCGCCAACCACTGAACCCTGCCAGGTGCCGGTGCTGATTGTCCCAACGGTGACGATGCTGCTCTGGCCGGCATAGGAACCGCTGATGCTCAGCGTGTTGCCCGATTTAGAAAGGCCAGTGCCGGCGGTGATTTCACCAGCGCCGGTGAATTGCGTGAACGCAATGCTGGTGGTGCCCAGCGTGATGGTGCCGCTGGTGCTACATACCCAACCCGTCGAAGCGTTGGTGGTGCCTTCCTCAATAAAGGTGAACAGGCCGGGGGTAAATTCACCGCCAGGGCTGTTGTCGGCATCGGTGGACCGACTCCAGGCACCCGCAGCGACCACGTAGATGCCGTTTTGACTGGCGGTGCTTTGACCAGCCACCAGCACGCGATCACCAGCCACCAAAGCCACGCCGTCGATTGTTTGCGTGTTGCTCAGCGTGATGTTGCTGGTCGCAATGGCACGACAGCTGTTTTTGACATCGAGGCCGGTCTTGACGGCATCGACGTAGTTCTTGGTTGCTGCATCCTGCGCGTTGACCGGATCAGCAACGTTGATGATCGACTGGCTGTTAAAGGACACCGAAGCCGTCGGCGCCGCCATTTGATCCAGGCGGCTGGTGCGGACCTGGGTGTCAAAGTTGCTGATGTAGCTGGCTGTCAGCGTCGGAATATCCGTGGCGCTCAGCGTCGTGCCAGAAGTGACCCGGCCTTTGGAATCGGTCGTGACCTTGGTGTAGGTGCCAGACGTGCCAACGCTTGGCAGCGTCAGCGTCGAACCGGAAAGGTCAACGGTGCCGGTAAAAGTTTTATTGCCGCTGATTGTCTGGGTGGTGCCAAGCGTTGCAAACTGCCCAGGACCGCCAATGGCAAGGATTGTTGTGGCGCTACCGCCAGTGCCGCCGGTGCCGACGCCGTAATAAAGGGTCGAATCAACTTCGTTAAAAGCCAATTCGGCGTTTGCCAGTGAGCTGGGGGCACCCGGTGAACCGCTAGCGCGCCGTTTAATGCGGACCGTGTTGCTCATTAGAAGTTGCCCCCGTCAGTCAGCGACAGAATGGTGTTGGTGCCGTCCGCCTTAAATTTAGCGCTGGAGGCGTTGTAGAAGACGACGGCCTGGTCGGTGCGATTGGTCACATCAACGTCATGCAATGCCGCAAAGGTGTTGATGCCCACGCTGCTATCGACGTAGCTCTTGGTGGCCGCATCAGTGTCCTGCGTTGGTGTGGCTAGGCCTGTGACCTTGCTGACGCCTTGCAGGTCAAGGTCTGTAAGGACTTTCTTGCTCATTAGAACAACCTCGCAATGCCGGCTGTAGCCACCGAGAACGTAACCACAGTCTGATTGATGGAAGGGTTGGTGACAGCAGCCTCCACCTCGGCGCCGGTCGAATCGATGACCTCAACCGAAGGCTCATAGCCAAAGTTGTGGTCGATGACCCAGACAGTTGCCGGAGTGGGTTGCTCAAACACAAACACAAACGCACGCGGCTGACCGCCAGGCGCTGTGGCGTCGGGGTCCAGCTTGGTCAGCGTGATTTCGCAGAAAGAGCCATCATCCAATTTGCGCACTTCGCGCACCTGATAATGAGCGCCAGCAATGGTGATGCCATCGCCGTAAAACAACCCGCCAAAATCAGCGTTCTTGCACGTCAGTGTGTAGTCCGTGCTGATCACCATGCCATTGCCAAGCACTTGGCCGGGCATATCGAGAATTCCCACGCCCGTAATGGCGCCAGCCGTGCAGGTGACGCCAAAGTCGGCGAGAAACGTATCCAACGGTTCGTTCACCATCTGCGGTGCCTCTCGATCTTCTCCAGGTGTTGATCTAGGTGCTCGGTGATGGCCATCAGGATCTTGTGGTCCTTTTGGTCGATCTCAAGGTTTTCAATCGCGCGGGCGCGGTCGATTTCAGATTGACGGTTGGCTGAAATCAAAAGCATCGGCGCCGCGTATGCCGCTTGCAGGCTCAGGATCAGGTTGAGAAGAATGAACGGATAGGGATCTGGACGCTTGGCCGTTTGCATCGAGCAATTCAGGCAGATCCAAAACGTGATCACCACCGTTTGAATAATGAGAAACCGCCACGATCCAAGCGTGGCGCTGGCCTTATCAGCCAGGCGTTGCCCGAACGTAAGCGGTTTCTGTTCCATCTCAGGCGGCAGGCGCGGCTGCTTTTTTGGTTGCAGGTTTAGGTGCCTCGACAGGTTCGACCTGATGAGCCACTAGTTCGTGTTGCTCAGGGCTCAGCTCCAGCTCAGCGCCGGGACCGTGCACCTCATTGCCATGGCGAACGTGGAAATGTTCGCGGACTTTGTATTTAGCCATGTGTGAAAAAAGGGGGCGGTTGCCCGCCCCCGGCTCCTATCAAGCGGCGATGTCGGTGATGGCCGCGAAGGAAGCGGCGTGACGGACGGCAATGTCCACAGTCTGGAGGCTGCGGATATTGATCGAACCGGAGTTGTAACCGCTGCCATAGGGGTTGGGCAGGATCTCGAGGGCGCCCCACATGCCGATGACCAGATCGGAGAAGTTACCGAAGAGGAGAGCGGACAGGTTGGTGCCAGTGCCTTTGGACAGGTTGAAAGGAACCTGGTTGGTGCGAGCAACGCTGTAGCCCGAGATGCTGCCGGGGGTGGCAAGCGCGGTGGTGGCGTCGGTGTTGTTGCTCCACAGGTAACCGCCGTACTGATCTTTCAGCTGCTTGAGCTGAGCGATCACGCGAGCGTTGGTCATGTAGTAGAGCGAACCTTCCAGGGCGTTGGCGATGTCCAGTTTGGATTCAAGCTGGATCAGCTGGTCAAGGCCGGAGGGAGAAACGGAAGCCGAGCCGTTTGCAAAGGAACCACCGTTGGTGCCCATGCTCACGGTGCCGATACCGGACTGGTTCAGGATGCCGGTGGGTTCACCGTTAGCGCCAGCGCCGTAAATCGAAGCTTTGTCGATAGCAAGAGCCATCACCTTGGCGAGATCGTTGCGAACAACCATCTCGATGTCCGGTGTGGACTGTTGCAGCATCAGGCGACTGTACTGAGAAATGGCGCCGACTTGTTTCGGGCTCATGGTCACCTGGTCAAAGGTCACCTCGGCCTCGGTCAGGGTTTCAGCCTCATTCACCCAGTAGGTCTGAGTGGCAGAGGTCTGACGAGGAATGGCGATGTTGCCAACCAGGCCGGTCAGCATGGTGGGACCCAGCTGCATGATCATCGCTTTCGCCCGCAACACTTCAATGAAGCTGCCGGCAAGCAAATTTGTAGCAACCAGGCTGCCGCCAGTAGCAGAAGCGCCTACGGCATAAGGAGCGCGAAGGTTGAGGGGCATGAAGAAGCCCTCGGTTTCGCGGCCGGACTGGCGAGCCAGCTCGGCGGAAACTTCACGCTCCAGGCCAGCGTTGTTCCATTTGCCGGAAGCAGCAGCGCGGATGGCTTTCACCACGCTGTACTGAGACATGTCACGCTCGGACATGTCCACGGTGCCGGTGCCTTTATCGGCGATCGGCTCCTGCTTGGCGCCCAGCTTCTCAAGAAAAGCGGAGCGAGCTTCGTCAAGGCTCTTGCCGCCGTCGATCAGCTGGCGAGCCATGTCGGCCTGGTTGAACTTGTCACCCAGCTTGGAGATGCTGGCAATACGAGCACGCTCAGCGGCAACCGCCTCTGAACGCACTTCGTCAAAGTTGACGGAAGTGTTTTCCATTGTGAGATCCCTAGATTCGGGGGTTGGTGTAGAGGCGTGTTGCGCCGGTTCCACTGGTTCAGGAGATGAAACAGTGACTTCATTATCGCTAGTGGGCTCTTCACGGCCGATCCCAACAGTGGGGTCAGCCGGAATCGTCACTAGCGATATCTCGTAAGGCGCCCAGCGCGTCGCTGTGAACGTTGCGCTGTCGCCTTCAGCTCCATCGGACACCATGTTCATGACGCGGTAACCGAAGGACACGTTACGGAGCACGTTGTCGGCAACGTCCCCCATCACCTGCTGCGCTAACTCATTTTGTGAGAAGCGAGCGGTGACATAACCGCGGCCACCATCAATCCAAGCCCGCTCGACAACGCCGATGAGCTGGTTGGGGTCGTGGTTGTAGAGCAGCGGTGCCCCGTCATTAAGACGGGACAGATCCGCCGCCCCGGATTCATGACTCAAGACTTCCTGCCCGAACCAGCGCTCAACTGGATAGGTGCTGCTGAAAGGAAAGGTGATCGAGCGCTGCTCGCTATCGACAATCGGCGCTTCCATCAAAATGGAGCGCTGCATCTTGGGCAGCTTCAGGCGGGTTTCGCCTGCTCTGGCAAGTCCTGCGGGATTAGCCACGGCGGCGCTCATTTCAGGAACCTCAGCTTGTAGATGGTGGAATCAAACAACTGCGCGATCTCATCGCAGAGATTTTGCAGCTCGGAATCTGAGCCAATGTTAGCCCTGGCGCCTTTGAAATAATCCGACAGGATCGACACGTACTCCAACGGCGTGCCGTCGTAGGGCAGGTAACCCTCGGGGTAGTTGGTCACGATGCCGTACTTGCCCTGGTAGGCCTCGATCAGCGAGTCGGTGAGGTCAGGCATGTTCTCGTAAAAGTTTTGCAGAGCCTTGTGCTCGCTGAAGCTCTTGGTCTGCAAATGCAAGATGTGCCCGGTCGTCGCTGCATGAAGCAGCGTCATAAAGAAATGGGCAACGTCGTCGTTGGTGGATGTGTCGGGTGGGATCATGACGAAGACTTGGGTTGCTTGACGGGTTTGTTCATTTTGGGCGGTGCATCAACCGGCGCATCACCAGCCGGGGCAGCCGGCTCAAATTGATCGTCCGGCGTCGGTTGCTCTTGACCCTTGGCATCCACTGCGCCGCTGTCGGTATCAAAGACCAAGCCAAGATCCTGAGCCTGTTGCAGCTCGTTGCTGCGGTTGGCCAGCAGCTCCTCGATGTCGCCGCCAGCTTGCGCGATAACATCGGCCTGGGTCATAAACCCACAGCGCACGGCTTCTTTGTAGGCCTGCACTTCTTTCAGCGGATCAACCCATGCCCACCCGCGCGGCAACCAACGGGCTTGGTTGAAACGTGAGGGGTCGAGGTCATAACCAGGCAGGCTCAAAGAGCCAGACAGCACGGCCATATCCAGCCAGGTGTCGAACACCACCTGATGGAAGTTCTCAACTAGCCAATACTGAAGCACCTTGTAGTTGTCGCGGTCTTCAAGAAGCGACAGCCGGCTGGATGAATAGTTGGTCTGGCTGAAATCGCGGCTCACGGTCTCGTAGCTGACGCCGAGGCCGGCTGCGACCGCCCGCAGCATCTGCCGCATGAAGGGCTCAAACGTATCCGGGCGCTGCAAGCTCGGCACAGTGAACGATTCACCCGGTGCCAGGTACTTGATGGTCCCAGGCTCGAACGCGGTCACGCGCTCGCCGTCTTCGATGGCTTCTTCCACCAGCTGGCCTTCAGGGCTGCTCACAAAACCCATCAGGCTGGCGCCAGCACGCGCAGCGATCACCTCGCTTTGCTCGTAGCCGCTCAAGTGGTGCAGCCGGGTTAGCGCGGAAGCAAACCAGGGAATGCCGCGCGTCTGCAATGGACGCTCGTGGCGGAATAGATGGACCACCTCATCAGCTGGCACGCGAATGCGTTTGCGGTAAGGGTTGGACTTTTCGCCGTACTGATAATCGCCGGGATGCTTTTGATAGAACCAATAGGCCACCGGCCGCTGCCAGCGGTCCACTTCGACGCCCATTCGGATCTCGTTGCCTTCTTCCGAAACGCCGTTGTAGTTCTCATCCAGCAGGTCCGACTCGATCACTTCCAGCGCAAGGGGGATCTTGGAACGGCCGAAAGGCTGCTTGATCATTCGGATCAGCACTTCACCCGACTCAGCGGTGCTTGTGACAGCCAACCGCTCAATATCGGCAAAGCACAGTCGCCCTGCGACGTCGCAGCTGTCCTTACGGCACCAGTCATCCCAGGCTTGCTCAATCGCGCTATTGACTTTCGGGTTGAGCTTGCCGCCGCGTTGCTGCCGGACCTGGCTTTGAAACTTGATGCCAGTTCCCACCACGTTGGTGGCAATTGCCCGCAGCGCTTGCTTGGCATAGTCGTTATCGCGGCAAAGCTGACGGACCCGGTTCCGCAACACGCGGATGCTCATCCGCGCTTCCGCGTCCTGGCTGGTGCTCTGGCTGATCCAGTCGGATGTCAACCGCGAAAGCAACGCGCCTTCATAGGACCGGCGCCGTGGTGATGCCGCCGGCGCAGGTGGCTCAGCCTTGGCCTTGAAGCCAAGCGCTTCACGAATAGAGAATCCGAATGGCATCAGTGGAACCGCACGAATAGATTGCGGGGGTTGCCCAACCCGTTAGCCATATCTTGCTGCAACTGCTCGCGGTAAACACGAGCCTTCAGCCGACTTTCAAGTTCGAGTAGATCCGTCATCGACATTTTGCGCAGATGCCGATTCCCAATCGTGTATTCCTGCACCGCGCCACCCGTGATAATCGCCCGAATGGCAGCCTGCACGGCCTCCAGATCAATCGCTGATTGCGTCCGCCCGTCATACGCCCCAGGTGTGCCCGAATAGCTCAGCGCAGGCATCACCGTGGACTGCCCCGAGCCCGCGGTGATGCTGCTGCTCCCCTTCGTCGCAACTGCTTGCCAATACCAAATGCCCTCAACCAATGTGGCGCTTACAGCCGCCGAAATCGTGAACGCCCAGCCCAAGCCATAAACCGAGCCCGCCACCGTCGTGCCAGCACTGTCCGTATTGGTCCGCAGGTAATACGTCAGCTCCCAATCAACGCTCGTGACTGCATTGCCGAGATAATCCTTGGTTGGATCATCCAGCCATTGCACCGTGTCACCGGCCTGGATTGTCGCGGGGATGTTCACGGCCTCACCAGTTGGCGACAAATGGCTTCTGCTCTTTCGATCTTAGCTGCGCCGGCTTTGTCTTCTCTACTGGCTTCTCAAGCCGCTTTTCCAACTGATCCCAAATCGTTCTGCGGTCGTACCGCTGGTACATCCGATTTAATCCGGCATAGGCATAGACCAAGCAGTCCAACGCTTCGTTGCGTGCGCTGGGTTTTTTGACCCATTCCCGAATTGGAAATCCTTTCTGGAATCGCGTCACCTGCTTCTCGGCCGTCAATTCCAGGAAATACTGCTCACCCACCGTCGCAAAGAAATGCAAGTAGCCCGGTCCCACGTCGTTGTGACGCAACCGCCCAAACAACGTGGTCTTGATCGTGTCGCTACCAACCGGATAAACCGCTGCGCCGCGCTTCAGCACCCGACCCTTGATGTCCAAATCCACCTTGGTGGCCTTTCCGATCGGGACCTTGCCCCGCTGTGATTGCCCTTTGATCGCAATCACGCCAGCGCCCTGCCGTTCCCGCGCATATTGATAAACCTCAGCCGTGGCCAAGCCGCCCGAGTCGATCGCCACCACGTCCGGCTTGATCTTCACGCCCATCACGTGAGGCCATGGCCGCAAGATGATTTCATCCAGCTGCTTCCAAACCTCAGCTCGATGCGGATCACCAAAAATCTCCTGGTGATCAATCAGCCAGCCTTCCTCTTCGCGTCCCCACGCCCAAACGCTCACCGCCAAGCGATCACCAGCGGTGCCACCACCGCCTTGCACGTCCACGCCAACCGTCAACGCCAGGCTGCCTTCAGGCATCACGCCAGGCTCGTAGACCTCGGCGCGTTCCATCAAGGCATCAACGCCCACCTTGCTTGAGTACTCTTCCTCCCAAACCTCACCCAGCGCCGTATTCACAAAGGTCTTCAGCGTCTCTGGGTTCGATTTCGCTTCCAGGAACTCCGCCACCAGGTGGCTCCAAGTCGCGTTAGGGCTGTAGCTATAAGCCGCCCAGATATGGAAGCCCGCGTGCTTGCCGGTGCCTGGTGCCGTAGCTCGCCATTCCCCACGCTCCACCATCCGTCGCTTGTGCCGGTGCTCAATGCACACCCCGCAGCTCTCGCACACGTAATGCGCCGTATCGGGGTCGTTGTCCCGCCACCGCAAATGTGACCATTTGAGGTACTGCATGTGGTCACAATCCGGGCACGGCACGTAATACCGACGCTGATCCGACTCTCCAAACATCCGCTCGATGCGGCTAAAATCCTTCACCGTTGGCGTTGATCCCGCCACGATCTTGCGGTTCCAGTAGTACTCCGTCCGCCGGATGCCCAGCTTGATCTGGTCACCTTCCGTCCCCGCACTCGGTGGGTAACCGTCCACCTCATCGAACAACACAATCCGCCGGCTCACACGCCGAAACCCGCGCGGGCTGTTGGCGCCCACCAGGCTCAGCGTCCCGCCAGGGAAGGCCTTACCCAGGATCGTGTTTGCCCCATCCTTGGCCTTGGCATCACTCACCACGCCACGCAGGCACGGCGTATCACGCAGCATCGGCGCGATCTCTTCCTTCGAGTACCCCTGCGCGTCTTCAATCGTCGGCTGGACCACCATGATCGGGCACGGATCCTGGTGGATGTGATACCCAATTGCGTGGTTGATCATCTTGGTGTAGCCAACCCGCGCCGACTTCATCACCGTGATCTGTTCAACCGATGGATCCGTAACGGCATCCATCATTCCCTTCTGATACGGCAACGTGTGCCACCGCCCGGCCTCAGCGCTTGACTCAGCGCTCAAGAACGCAAAGCGATCTGCCCATTGGCTCAAACTCAACTTCTCCGGCGGCCGGAAGGCCTCCAGAGCCGCAGTAAGCAAGGCTGAGGCGTCAGCCACCCGCTAAGTCCTCCAACGCCTCACGGACGATCTCCTCAAGCAATGCCGCATCATCCGCCGATAGGTCCGGCATTCGCTGCTTTGCCTTGCTCGGCACCCCCATAATCTTCGTTCGAGTGATGGCAACTAACTCGCCCCACTTTGCAGCAACCTGATCTGCATCGACAAGCCGCCCTTCCTTCTCAGCGCGCTCGATCTCTAGCAGCTCAGCCTTCAAATACTCAGTCCGTGCCCTGCTCTCGTTGTAGTCCGGCACCTCATCCGTTGCCCGTACCACCTCACGCTTTGGCCGGCGGTCAGGCCAGCGGCTTTCCCCAGCAGGTGGCTTGGGTCCACGGCCAATCTTTCGCTGTGTCTTGGCGTCCCATTCATCTCGCATGGTTTCGGTATTGATCAGCTCACGCCCATCCCGCGTGGCCACAACAGACAAGCGACCTTCTTTCACCGCACGATAAACCGCAGCTGGCGTAACGCCCAGCGCCCGTGATGCCTCGGCTTTCGTGATTAGTGGCATTTTTTAATGCGAGTTAATCTTAATTAAAGCCGAATACCGCTAATTGTTGTGGGGTAGGGGATCTCATTGTGAGTCCAAGGCAATACTAACTCAAAAAAATCGTGCCTAGAAATAAGGCGCGCGCGCGAACAACCAGATCGGAAG